TTGTTATACTTTAGTAAGTGGCCTAGTGGCTCAGTTGGTTAGAGCGCCGCCCTGTCACGGCGGAGGTCGAGGGTTCGAGTCCCTTCTGGGTCGTTTGCATATAGTACTTAGTTGTTTTTAACAATAAAGTATAGGTGTGCACAAAGCAAATATGGGATCTTAGCTCAGCTGGGAGAGCATCTGCCTTACAAGCAGAGGGTCACAGGTTCGAGCCCTGTAGGTCCCATTTTCATGCTTATTGGATAGTCAGTATTCAATCAAGTTATGAGATAAAAGAGTACAGGCCGATGTGGCTCAATTGGCAGAGCAGCTGATTTGTAATCAGCAGGTTATCGGTTCGAGTCCGATCATCGGCTCTTTGGAAATTTTATATTTTATCATATGGATGGATTCCCGAGTGGCCAAAGGGGGCAGACTGTAAATCTGTTGGCACCGCCTTCGAAGGTTCGAATCCTTCTCCATCCATTTGGATAAGCATTATAGCTTATTCACTCATCTTATCTCGCGGGGTGGAGCAGTCTGGAAGCTCGTCGGGCTCATAACCCGAAGGTCACAGGTTCAAATCCTGTCCCCGCAATTTTTTATTTTGCCCAGTTAGCTCAGTTGGTAGAGCAGAGGACTGAAAATCCTCGTGTCTCTGGTTCGATTCCGGAACTGGGCAGTTGTCACATTATGGGATATTAGCTCAGTTGGTAGAGCACTTGACTTTTAATCAAGTTGTCCGGGGTTCGAATCCCCGATGTCTCATTCCATGGTATAAGCAGAAAAATAGCGGAAATCCAGTAAATCCAAGGGTTTTCGCTATTTTTTTATTTAAATGATTATAGGCATTTTTAGGACATTTTAGATGTCCGCACAGCGTCCGCGGCGTGAAAATTTATGGCAATGTACGCGGCGTGTCCGCAAAATCATATCGCCAGAACGTCATTTATTACAGCGGCCGGGTCCTCCTTCTCCTCCATGATGTGGTTATAAACATCCATAACCATCTTTTCGGTATCCCCCATAAGCTGCGCGATTTTTTTTATGCTTATGGCTGGCACCTGATAGCAGAGGTTGGTGCAGTAATTATGCCGGAAGATGTGGGCAGTCAGACCAGTTATGGCCGGGAAAGCGTCCGTACCCCCTGCAGCACGGTTCATTTTCCCTGCGATTGATTTCCACATCTTCACATATGAGGAATGTGTAATCAGCCCTCCGTCCCTGCATGTGAACAGGTAGGGGCCTTTGACAGATGACATATATCCCTTCAGGAACCTTGCTGCCGCATCTGGAACCGGGAGCTCCCGGAATCCATGGTCTGTCTTTGGCATATTCTTTATCTCTGGGGTGTTTCCATCAAAAACAAGGGATTTTGTTATGGATACGGTAGTTTTACCGTTTTCTGCCCGGAAATCGAATACAGATAACGCTAAGGCCTCCCCGCGGCGCAATCCGCAGGAGTATATGATATAAACAAAAGCCCGTTCCCGATCCGTAAATTCCGCTTCCTGCAACGCAGCTTTTTCAATCTCCGTCAAAGTCCTTTTTTCCCTCCGAACCATCTTGGGGAGGTTTATGTCCGAGCATATCATGTCGTACATGCCAGCCCCTATGTAATTATCCGTAACGGCCATTTTTATAATCTGCCTGAATGTGATGTAAATCTGCTGGCAGGTGCGGGGGTGCTCCAGCGCATTGTTTATGGCAAGCTGGAAGTGGCTGTTCCTGATTTCAGACAGCTTTATGTCGCTAAGGAACGAAAGGTGCTTATTTATGATGTTCCGGTACATGGCCTGCGTATTCTTCTCCCGGACGCTTTTTTTCACGCGCAGCCATTCATTTGCGTAATCAGTAAAAAATATATCTGTTTTCTGGACATATTTCCCGTTCTCGACTTCATTCTTGAGCCTGTTTACTTGCCGTTCTAAGTCTGCGCTGGACTTTTTGGACACAAGCCGCTTCCGGTGCTTGCTGCCATCCGGGTTGTAAGTCCCGTCCCATATCCGCGCTTCATACTCCCCGCGGTAGTTCTTCTTGTATTTCGCTGTTGCCATGGTATCATCCCCCTAAATTTATTGTGAAATATATTTTTATGTTCGCCAATTTTATATCAACATCGATGTTGCCTTAAAGGTTTATGGTTTCTGTGCTTTAGGGGAAATTGCGTTAATCCCCATGTTATTAATTGACATCGATATTGAATCTTTAAAAATGGGTATAAAAATAACAGCCGGCCGGAATGTATGTTCCGCTTGCAAGCTGCCCCCGAAGATGATACAATATTTTTGGATTGTAGGTATCATCTTCGGTATCTATGTAAAGCCGTTCGGTGTTGGTAGCACCGGGCGGTTTTTCTTTTATTTATTTTGTGTAGATAAACTTCATATCATTACTAGACCAGAAATCAGGTGCTACATTGATTTCCATGGTTTTATAATCTGCCGGAACCTGATAAGCGATTATTCCGTTCATTTTCTTTCCTGCAGCAACACTCCCGTCTAATTGATTCTTTCCTTCTGCTTCTGGTGCTTGCAGCCCAATTAAATCTTGGTTCAAAGAGTAATCATCGCAATATGCTTCGAAATTCATCACCGAACTGATATTTATATCTTTTTCGGAATTATTTGCAATTTCAAATTCACAGATTAAGAATATATTACCTTCATCCGGCTTTGCAAACTCACTTCCCGAGGATTCAGTTATATTAGCAAGCGTAATCTGCACGTTTTTCTGCTCTGCCGTTTCTCCCAGGTAAAATTCTGTTTTTTCTTCTGGCTCTGAATCTTCTTTATAATCTCCCTTATCCTCTTTCTTTCCATCGTTATTTTTTACTTCTTCTGTGGCATCTTTTACTTTGTCATCCTCACTTCCACCTGCGGCAGCTCCTATAATCCCGATAACAATTAGGACAATGATAATCCACTTTAATTTTCCGCCTTTCTTCTTTTTCATGTTCTTATTCTCCCTTCTTTGGTTGTATTTTTTATTAAAACGCCTATGGCGGTTTAACCTTATGATTCGATAAAATTTTCACACTGTTTATTTATTTTCTTGACAAACGAGAATGTAAGTACTATCATAATAACAGAACATACATTCTAAAAATTGAGGGGGGGGGGTACGGTCATGGATTATAAAAAACTCATCATCGAACTTATCAACAACTCCGATGATGAAGAAATTTTGGAATTAATATACCGTTTTATTAAAAAACTTTTGGACTAGGACTTTCCTAGTCCTTTTTTATGAGTTCATTCGCCAGCTTTTCCAGTGCAATCCATCCCGGCTCATCCATTTTCGCCAGTGCTTCAATCAGGCGTTTTTTGAATGTCCCATCCTCCTTGATTAAATCTCCGGCAAAATCAGTTATAACCTGATTTCTTGTCAAAGGGTTAAATATTTCCCCCTCCCCTGTACGGAGCCACGTTTCATTGACGTTGAATTCCCGACAGATAAGAGCTATGACAGCATCGATAGGTTCGTTTCTTCCTATTTCATATGTCGCTATTGTATTTCTCTTCATACTCAACCGCTCAGCAAACTTTTCCTGTGTAAGTCCAAGCTCTTTCCGTAGCTCTTTCAGCCTGTCTTTCAAATTTCCACCTCCTTGCAAAATTATCATATCAAAAAAAAGTGATATTGTCAACAAAAATATTCTTGACAATAGTGATTATGCGATATATAATAGTTGCATAATCACGAGATGGGAGGTGAAGAAGTGAAAAATAAAAAAAGAAAACCCATAGACATTTCCGATGTTGCCCTTGGGTTCTCGGTATTTGCGGCAATTGCTGGTGTAATCCCGGCAATTATAAAGCTGCTTAGTTGAAAATTTTTAACATAAAAGAGAATATTTCTTCATGATAAGCCATGAACTCAACAATTAAGGTAAATATGGATATAAAAATAGCGACCCAGCTTTTTATGTCAGCTTTTTGAGATTGTTTTACAGCTAATTCGGCTTGAACAGCGGAGGATTTAGCCTGGGATTCCGCACTGTCTGCAATGCGTTTTATCGCTTCGAGATTTTCATAATCTAAGCCGCGCTCAATTTCTTTTTCGAAATTTCTTAGTTTGCTAGATTCTCTGATAGTCGAATTAATAACGTTTGTCATGTTTGAAAAATTCATATCATTTCTCCTTTATTTTTGATAAAGGAATTATATCACAAATAGAAAGGAAGTGGAAATTGTGACAGAAAAAGAAAAAGACATCATGAAAACCATTGCTGCAGCCCTTCCCCTTATGTCCCCGTTTGAAAAGGGGTATTTTCTCGGAGTGGCAGAGAGCAGGGCTAGTGATTCAGAACTGCTCCATATAAAAGAGAACCAGCCAGAAAGAACAGCGGCGGTGTAAGGAGGTGAGGAAAGTTGTATATCAGTGAATTTGTCTGCGGAATCGGCTTCACGCTGCTTGCAGAGGTTTTCCTTTCAGTCCTTTGGTATTTGGGAAATGAGGAAAACAGGAAGAAAAAGAAATGAGGAAAAGAAGAAAATTCTGCATCCGTACATTCCAGTGCCCGGGCTGCGGCAATAAAGTATTTGCCACAAAATTAAAAAGGCCTACTGGCGACGGGCATATTAAAACCATGTACTGCCCGTGGTGCAAGGCTGACAAAGACATGGAGCAGGTTGGGATAACGGAGTGCAGGTAAAAGCCCCAGCGGTGGAGCATCACCCTGGAGCATGGTAACGAACTAGTGTACGTAGTCATTACAGGATTAATATTACCATAAATTTCCCGTGATGGCAAGTGCAAATAGAACATTTGTTTACAAAATGGAGGAAAATTATGGATGAAATTATTTTAAGGCACGGAAAGAAAGACCGGGAGCCTATGAGCTTTGAAAAGTTCAAATTTATCTGCTACTTCATTGCCGGGATGGTGGCAATGGTGATGGGCTTCATAGCCCTGTACATGATTATTTATTACATGGGGAGGTGAAGGTTTATGAAGTTCCCAGAAAAAGTTATGAAAAAAACAGTTCTGGTGCGGGATTATGGCCTGTCAGAATCCTACCTAATGAGGATTTTCAGGACGAAAGGAAATGGGATTTCTTGGAAGATTAGCCCCAAGAAAAACAGTGCCATACTGTTTGATACGGAGGGGCTGGCAAAGTGGATGGCGGCCGGGAAATGAAAGGAGGGATTTGCTTGGACTACAGCAAAAAGACGGCGCATGAGTGCAGTGAGGATTATGAGCGGAATGGGAAAACCATCATTATCAATGACGGGAAAGTTTCCGCTGGCGATACAGAGGAGGGTTCTGATGGTGGTATGTGAATCCTGCGGCGGGAACTGCGACCATGGGGAACTTGTGCAGGGGGTTTGCCCAGAGTGCCTGGAAGAAGAACGGAAAAGGAAAGAAAATGCTGCACTTTTGGAAAAGTTGGAAGGCAGCAGCTTTTGGCAGATGGAGTTGGAGGTATGAAATGGATACAATTACGATTTCGGTAGAAAAATTTGAGAAGCTAATAATGGATTCCCAAAAGCTTGAATTTTTATTGAAGTCCCTGGATGGAATGGAGCAGGAAATAGAAAAAAATATCAGGGCTAGAATCTTTGAAGATTACGTAAAAAATGAGGAATACCCAATAGATAGGGAGATGTGCGGGAAGTTCCTTGGATTTGAGGTGGGATGATGTTTGAGAGGATACCAGACAATTACGATGAATTTGAAAAACATGAGGCAGAAATGGAGAGGACGCGGAAAATGAGAAACCGACTGGCACATGCTTACGAACAGGGAGAAAGAGAGGATAGGGAAAATGATATACCATTTAACATTGTGGGATTTTGAATGTACCATGAGAAAGCCGGAAGAAATCAGGTTTTAGATTGAGAATGAGATTGGTGACCATGACGAGAAGTCAGCCAGGGCAGAAGAATGGTGCAGGAATGCTTCCGCCGGCGATGTTTATGATGATGAGATGGTACATATTGAAGTGAAAGAAGGATAATTTTATCAGGAGGATCAGGAAAGAATGAGTACATTATATGAAATCACAGGGGATTATCTCCGCTTGTTGGAAATGTTGGAGGAAGAGGATAACCTTGACCCGCAGGCTTTCAAGGACACCTTGGAGGGGATTGAGGGAGAGTTTGAGATTAAGGCTGATGGGTATGCAAGGGTACTGAAAGATCTGGTGGCAGAAGCTGGAAAGTATGACGCTGAAATTCAGCGCATGACAGCAAGACGGGATTCCCTCAATAACCGTAGTAAGATGCTCAAACAGCACTTGTATGAGAGCATGAAAGCCACTGGCAAGACGAAATTCAAGACGGATTTGTTCAGCTTCGGCATCCAGAAAAACGGTGGATTACAGCCTATGGAGATTGTGCCAGATGCGGCAATCCCGGACGAATACTGCCGGAAAGAGCCGGACAACACCAAAATCCGTGAAGCACTCAAGAAAGGCGCAGAATTGCCTTTTGCAGTGCTGAAAGAGCGGGGCGACCATTTGGTTATCAGATAAAAAATCATAGGAGGATAGGGAAAATGAAAGTATCAAAAATCATTATCAAGAATCTGTTCGGAATAACAGAGCAGGAATTGGACAGCCGTAGCGTGGAGCTGATTGGCGAGAACGGAACCGGAAAAACGTCCGTGATTGACGCTATCAAGTATGCGCTGACTAACAAATCAGACCGGGACTACATCGTGCGGAACGGCGAGACGGAGGGCGAAATTATCATTGAAACGGATACCGGCTTGAGCATCAACAGGAAATCCAGGACAACACAGACGGATTATAAGTCTGTCAAACAGAATGGAAATATCGTTCCCAGTCCGGAAGCGTTCCTGCGTGACATTATCACGCCGTTACAGTTACAGCCGATGGAGTTCATGCGGATGGGAAAGAAAGAGCAGAACGCCACAATCCTTAATATGATTGATTTTCCGTGGAACATGGAGACAATCCGGGGATGGTTCGGGGAGATTCCGGCAGATGTGAATTATGAGCAGAACATTCTGGCTGTTTTGAATGACATTCAGGCAGAGAACGGTACATATTTCCGTAGCCGGCAGGACGTGAACCGGGACATAAAGTCGAAGAAATCCGTTGTAAATGACATCAAGGCAGCATTGCCGCAGGATTATGATGGCAGCCAGTGGGAAAATGTAAATGTCGGTGAGCTGTACACGCAGATTGAGAAAATCCGCAAATCTAATGAACAAATTGAGAAAGCAAAGCGGCTGAAAGACGGATATGAGAACAAACTCCGGGCGATTGAAGCCGACAGAGATATTGCCTTGTCTGCCCTGAACAGCGAAATGGCAGCAAAGGAGCGTAACATTGAGACGCAGCTTGCCACACTGAAAGAGCAGATTAATTCCCTTGAAAAAGAGAAATCCGGCTTATCTTCTGTTAGAGCAGACCGAGAGAAGGTCATTCAGAGCGAATATCGGGAGAACGTGGCAAAGCATGAATCAATGGTAATGTCATATTCAGAGTATGTTGATATGGAGCTGCAGCCGGTTGATGCGCTGCTGAAAAAGGCAGAAGATACCGAGAAGATGAAGTCTCATATCAACGAGTGGCACCGGATGCTGTCTTTACAGAAAGATATTGAAGAACTGACAAAGAAGTCCACTTCCTACACGGAGAAGATTGAGAAAGCCCGGAATCTGCCCGGTGAGATTTTGGAGAAAGCCACGATTCCGATTGAGGGATTGTCTGTCAAGGATGGTATTCCGCTTATCAATGGGTTGCCGGTGAGCAATCTGTCAGAGGGTGAGAAGCTGGATTTGTGTATTGATGTGGCAATCCAGAACCCGGCAGGCTTGCAGATTATCCTTATTGATGGAGTGGAAAAGTTGTCTACAGAAATGCGTGAGCGGCTGTACAGCAAGTGTAAGGAAAAAGGGTTGCAGTTCATATCTACCAGAACCACAGATAGTAAGGAATTGACTGTGATTGAACTGTAACTATGGGAAAGGCGGGGCAGTTTAAAAGCTGTCCTGCTGAATTAGGAGGAAAATAAATGAATATGAAACCAGAATTAAGAGGAAAAGTAAAGAGGGCAAAAGACCTTACAGATGAAGAAATTGATAAAATGCGGTGGGAACACATTCAGCCATTAGTTGATTTTGAGTATGCTCTTTTGAAAATCAGGGAAGATAAAGGAAAAACCATAAAAGCAGTACAGCTTTATCAGCATTATTTGGATTTAAGCGAGGGCAATTCCAGTATTGCAAAGAGATTCTTTATGGAATCGGATTTTTGTGCATACTGTGAAGATGTCTGTGAGGAATTGGGAATTACCGATAATTAGGAGATTGGAGGATTAGGGAAATATGGCAACGCCAGTATTGATTATTGGAAAATCGGGTTCCGGCAAAAGCACAAGCCTGCGGAACTGTTCGGGCAATCCTGACTGGAATCTTATCAGGGTAATAAATAAGCCTTTGCCATTCAAGGGAAAGGTGGACGGGTGGAAAACGGACGATTATCAGACGATTATGAAGTGCCTTATCGGTTCAAAGGCCGGAAACATTGTAATTGATGATGCAGGGTATCTTCTTACAAATATGTTCATGAGGGGACATTCAAGCGCAGGAAAAGGCAATGATACTTTTGTCTTTTACAATAAGATTGGAGATCATTTTTGGAATCTCATTACTTTTATTACAGAAAAAGTGCAGCAAGATAAAATAGTCTATGTTCTGATGCATGAGGATAAAAACGATTTCGGAGATGTTAAAGCCAAAACAATCGGGAAATTGATTGATGACAAAGTTTGCTTGGAGGGCATGTTTACCATCGTCCTGCGGTGTATTGAGGAATCCGGCAAACATTTATTTGTGACGCAGGCATCGGACGGGGCTGTGAGCAAGTCCCCCATTGGAATGTTTGAAACGCTGACAATTGACAATGATTTGCTTTTGGTGGAAAAGGCAATCAGGGATTATTACAAGGAGGATTAGAAAAGGATGAAATTAGGTGAACTTTATAGTAGGCCTTTGCAGGAAGTATTACAGGAATTAAATCTTGTGGATATGAAAGTGCATACAGATGATGACGGAGAAGTAAAGGCTGTAGAATTGAAGTATGGAGAAAAGAGTGTAGAAAAGAAGAAAGAAACCACATGGAGGTAGGATATGCAGAAGCCTAATAATTATGAAGAGACGCAGGCCGGGGGAGGATTTATCCCCGTGGAACTTGGAGGGCATAGGCTGGTAATTAAGCAAGTCAATGAAACAAAATCAAAGACTGGAAAAGATATGATTGTTGTGCTGTTTGACTTTGCGGAGGACGATAAACAGCCGGGGTACTTTATGGAGCAGTTCCAGAACGACATCCGGCCGGATAAGAAGTGGCCTAATCAGGCAACACAGTACATACTGACAGAGGACGCAGACGGTAAATGCACACGCAATTTCAAGACATTTACAACGTGCGTGGAACACTCAAACGCCGGCTTCTCTGTACAGTGGGGGGATAAGTTCTGCCAATGCTTCAAAGGTAAGAAAATCGGCGGCGTGTTCGGGGAACAGATGGACTACTACAATGGCGAGGAAAAGAAAAAGCGTGTCCTACGGTGGTTTGTATCGCTTGACAAGGTTGCGGATGCTGCCATTCCTGATATGAGTGAGACAAAGGCATATAAGGAGTACAAGCAGGGTGGCAGTATGCCGAACTATGGAGAGCCGGGAAGTGATGGGTTTATGAATATTCCGGACGGTATTGACGAAGAATTACCGTTTAACTAGGAGGGCGGACAGTATGAAAGTAAAAGCATTAGTCAGTGGATTTGACCTGACAGAGGGTAAAATCTATGATGTGATTTTTGAGTATGACACGGTATATGAGTTAAAGTGCGACACTGGTACATATTGCCGCCCTAAATCATTTTTTGAAGTCATAGAAGCTGATAAGGCGGTGTGAGTATGCAGGTGCAGGTCGATACTAGAGAACACGCTAAAGAATGGGAGCGTATAAAAGGGCAGTTTGACGCGCTTGGAGTGCAGTATTTCCGCTCAAAAATGTATGTGGGAGATTATCAGTCTTTGGACAATCCGAGACTGGTAATTGACCGCAAAAAGGACTTGCAGGAGATATGCGGGAATGTGAGCAGCAAACAGCACGAACGCTTTAAAGCTGAATTGCTTCGTGCAAAAGAGCAGGGGATAAAATTGGTTATCCTCTGCGAGCATGGAGCAGATATAAAGACATTAGAGGACGTGTTCTTTTGGAAAAACCCCCGCAAGTATCAGATACGATGGAAAACGGTCAACGGAAAGCGTGTGAAGGACGTAATATCAGCAAAGGCAGTTGACGGTAATCAGCTCTACAAGTCGCTGTGTACGATTCGTGACCGCTATGGAGTTGACATTCAATTTTGCTCAAAAGAGGAAACTGGAAAACGGATTATAGAAATTTTAAGTGGAGGATTGGGAGATGGAGGATAAGATACAGACGGGATTGAGAATACCAGAAAACCAGTATAACAGAATAAAAGAAAGAGCTGACCGAATTGGAGTATCAATCAATCAGCTAATTCTTGTGCTTGTGGATATTGGTCTTAATTTTCTGGATAAGGAGCAACCGGAATAGTACCATTCCTTTTTTCGTAATCTGAAAGATAGTTTTTGAGTATATACTCAACCAGATTATTTAAAGAGCGATTTTCACTTTCAGATATGGTTTTTAATTTTCCATAAGTTGTTTCGTCAATCCTAAGACCTGTTTGAATTTTTGATACAGCCATAACAAAACCTCCTAACCTTTGTTAGCACATTGTATCAAAAATTTATTGACTAATCTACTAACGTATGTTAGCATAATATATATAATATGCTAACATATAGGAGGTAGATATTATGTCACAGAAAGAAATGGCGTACAGAATTGAGGAATTGCGGTTTAATGCGGAGCGGATTCACAGCTTGCAGAATACTTTATTTGCCGCTATTTTTCATCAAAAGGAGTTTTCAGTTGGAGATTTTGAGTGGGCGTTTGTCCTGCTTGGTGAAATGACAATGGATGCACTGGAAGAATTAAAGGTGTTGACAAACTGTGCTTTTGAGAATTTCAGAAAGGACGGTGAGAAGAATGAGCAAAATGATTGACTTGACTGACCGAAGATTTGGAAAATTGTATGTTGTAAAAAGAGTGGAGAATTTCTATTCAGAAACGTCAAATTTTCAAGATACACAATGGCTATGCCGGTGTGACTGCGGAAATGAATTGGTAGTAAGAAAAGCGGCATTGATATATCATGGTAAAAGTCATTGCGGCTGTGTAAAGAAATATATGCCAATTAAGCATGGTATGTCGCACACAAGAATACATAATATTTGGCTTGGAATGAAAGACAGATGTTTAAATTCAAATTCAGAAAGTTACCAAAATTACGGTGAAAGAGGAATCAAAATTTGTTCAGAGTGGCTAGGAGATAGTGGTTTTGAAAATTTCTATAAGTGGGCTATGGAGAACGGATATTCTGATGAACTTACAATAGACCGCAAAGACGTAAATGGAAATTATGATCCGTCTAACTGCCAGTGGGCAACACATGAAGAACAGAACAATAACACACGGAAAACAATTCATGTTACATACAATGGAGAAACATTGTCACTTGCTCAAATGTGCGAAAAGTATGGAGTTAAATATCATACTGCATACGACAGATATATGAAAGGTATGCCAATAGAAAAAGTTTTGTTTAATAAGCCTTGGCAGTCTGAAATATCTGGAAACAGAAGAAAAGTTGCAAAAATTGATAAAGACACAAATGAAATTTTAGAAACTTATAATTCTGCGGCAGATGCGGCAAGAAAGAATGGAATTAAAAGCAGAAACAATATTCTTTCAGCTTGCAATGGAAAATCAAAACACGCAGGAGGATATATTTGGAAATATGTTGATGAATGACTTTGTTTTCTGCCAAAAGGAAGAAACGGGGCAGAAAATTATAGAAATTCTTGGAGGGCAGATAGATGGATGAAACTGAATTAAAACCATGCCCAAAATGCGGAAAAGAAATTGATATTGAAAAAGATATGTATATTCCTGATAGGGATTGGTGTCCGACTTTTTATGACCCTGACAGTGGCGGCGACCCTATTTCAATACATTGTGAGTGTGGATTAGAATTTTCTGCTCATACACATGATTGGGAAGAATTTGTAGAAGCGTGGAATAAAAGAGTATGACTAAGGAAGAAATAAAAGACCTCTATTCCATGAAAGATATTCTTGAACGGTACAGACTGCCGCAGCCGAACAGGGCAGGGTTTATATGCTGCCCGTTTCACAAGGAAAAGACGGCGAGCATGAAGATATATAAGAAAGATTTTAATTGCTTTGGCTGCGGCGCAAACGGGGATATATTCACTTTTGTAATGCTGATGGACGGAATATCTTTCAAAGAGGCATATGCAGCACTTGGGGGAGACTATGAAAATAGTTTCTCCGCAAGGTTGAAAATTTACCAAGCGCAGAAAAAGCGGGAAATGAAACGTAAGACAGAGGAAAAGTTGAAGCGAAAACGGGAACTAAACTATCTTCTGATGGACGTATACCGTAAATGGCTTGATAGGCTTGAACCGCTGTCTGACGCTTGGGCAGATACTTATAACGCATTACAGTACCAAGAGTATCTATGGGAACTTTTAAACGATCCGGAGGAATGTTATGAAGCCATTAAATGAACTGAACAAGGAAGAGATTCTTTCCGGTGAAATTTTTGAAGAAATTTTGAATGAGGAAGATGAAACAAAGAGAGCCGATCTGATTTCAGACCTTAAGCTAAAAGCTAAAGATTTAGGGATAAAGGGAATATTTGAGGAAAAGCTGAATACTTACAAAAAAATTGATCGGGAAACAAAGAGGAAATACAAGAGCGGCGTTTCTTCCAACAGTGCGCCGCCGGATTCCAATATCGCTGATGTTCTGCAAATGCTTGATTACAAGATTGAGTATGACAATGACGGGAACGAGAAAAGCAGAAAGCTTCAGCAGACGGTTAGAAACTTTGAAATCATCATGGATAATGACAGCAGATTTGCCGGAAAGATTAAATTTGACGAGTTTTCAAGGCAAGAATACCTAATGGGGGAAATCCCGTGGGAAAGCGAAAATTGCGACCGTGCATGGGGCAGCCACGATGACGCGGCACTGTATTCTATCATACAGACAGATTATGGAGTGAAAAACAGGAACGATTATTTTGACGCTATCAAAAATGTGTCTATGAGAAACAAATTCCACCCAGTACGGGACATTCTGGACGGCCTAGAATTTGATGGGGAGGAGCATATACGAAGCTTGCTGCCGGACTATTTAGGCGTAGAAGATACAGAGTATTCCTATCAGGTCATGCGCCTTTGGATGCTGGGCGCCGTTGCGCGAGTGTATGAACCTGGATGCAAGTTTGATTATACAATGATTTTTACTGGCCCACAAGGATTAGGAAAGAGTACATTCCTTAAAATGATGTCATTAAATGATAGCTGGTTTAATGATTCCCTTGACAGCTTGGATTCTGACAAGGCGGCACAATCACTTATGGGAAGTTGGATTGTGGAGCTTGCAGAGCTGAAATCACTGGCACGGACTGCTGGGGGCGTGGAGAGTGTGAAGCGGTTCCTGACCGCTGTTCAGGACAAGTACCGGGTTCCATATGAGCGCAGGGCAGACATATTCTTGCGGCAGTGCGTGTTTGCCGGAACCACAAATAAAAGTGACTTCCTGCAAGATGAAACAGGGAACCGCAGATTTTTAATTATTCAGACGGGAGTGAACAAACCTACAAAGAGCCTTTTCGTTCCAGAAGCCATTGAGGACATGAAAGCGGCATGGGCGCAGGCAGTACATATCTGGAAAGAGGAAAAGCCAGAACTGCTCCTGCCGGATTCGTGCCGGGACGAGGCGCGGCGGTTACAGGATGAGAGCATGGCTGATGATGGGAAAGTCGGAATTATTGGAGCATTTCTTGAAGATAAACAGCGTACTTGTGTGCTTGAAATCTGGAAAGAAGCCTTAGAAGAAAATGGTAGACCGCAGAAGTGGCAATCATCTGAGATCAGCGATATTATTTTATCAATTCCAGGTTGGTCTAGGGTGAAAAGCCCAACTACTTATAAAGAATATGGGCGGCAAAAACTGTTTCAGAAAAAGCTACCAGATAGCTACCAAGTAGCTACCAAAGCTACCAACTCATTTGAAAATGAGGGTTTTTCGCAAGATGGTAGCCAAAAATCAGAAGATGAATTTATGAATGTAGATGATTATTTGCAGGGAGAATTGCCATTTGAGTAGTTAAAAACAGAACAACTTGGTAGCCATAGTAGCCTTGGTAGCCTTAAAGTAACGTCTGAAACCATTGATTTTACTGGAAAGCTACTAAAGCTACCAAAGCTACCACTATATTAAAAAAGTATACATATATAAATATATATAGAAAAGATAGTAGTAATAGTAGTAAAGAAAAATGATTTTAATGTTTGTTTGAAAACTTGGTAGCTTTAGTAGCTTTGGTATTTAAGGAGATTATCATGCAGGAAAAAATAGAGGAAAGGCATAAGGAGATTACGCATATTCAAAATACGATATGGGCGGCATATAAAGATTTTCTTGTAGACCAGAATGTGAAAGCATACACCCAAAAGATGTCGTTGTTGACAAAGAAATATCAGGAAAAAGGAGATTTATTGCTGAAGTCTTTTGCGGAGAATGAAGCGATTACATGGTGTCCGGTCATAAATGAATTTGCGGAGGAATTTAGAAACAGTCAGTAATGAGGTGATACCATGCGCAGAAAATGCCACACCTGCCTATGCTGGACATGCGTAACTGTATGCGGAAAATGTGCGGAATGTAAAGAAAAAATTACATACTGCGAGGATTACAACGGCTTTGAGCAGATGAGCATTTTCAACATACCGCAGGAGCCACAATATCAGGGAACGCCCCGGCACTCATTAGCATACTACGGCTTGACAGATGAAAGGGTTGAGGAATTAGAAAAACTTATACAGTCCGGCAGATATTCCTCTCTCGCTTCACAGGCGGCTCATACAGCCAATGAAACGATTGCAGAGTACATTTTACTGTCTGTCACGCAAAACAAGTCCTATGACGCTTTGAGAGTGAAATGGGAGCTGAAAGAAATGGAGCGGATTCCGTACTGCCGGACGGATTTTTATGGGATTAGGAGATATTTCTTTAGTATTTTTAACGAGAAAATGAAGGAGATAGGGAAATGAAGATGGATAGAAAGAAGATTGATATTTGCCGAGCAAGAAAGAAAATGACCGTGGCAGATTTGGCAGAAGCCTATGGCGTAAGCCGGGCGAGGATGAATGTTATTATCAATCAAAGGGAAGTAACGCCAGTTTCCGCTGGAAGATTGGCAGATGCTCTTGGTGTTGATGTGTTGGAAATAATGGAGATGGATTAGGAAATATTTTTACAGTTTGTTTGGTAAGGAGCTTCCTGTATAATTCAAATATAGGGAATTCCAAGAAGGGTGGTTGATAAAAAGATACCTCAGAGTAAAATAAGATTACTGGCTTAGCGGGTTAGTAAAAATCTTATTGAACAGAGAGGTATCCAAGATGAATTATAACACACAGAACGCAAAAATTGCATCCATAACTGAAAAAACTCTGATTGTTGGAATTGATGTGGGAAGTGAAACCCACTATGCCCGGGCATTTGACTGGCGCAACTACGAGTATACAAAGAAACCGCTGGAGTTCAGCAACACAGAGGCCGGATTCCAGACATTCAAAGCATGGATGGGGGACATAGCGGAGAAATACGGCAAAACTGCCGTAATACCGGGCATGGAGCCGACAGGGCATTACTGGTTTGCCCTGGGGAAATTCCTGCAGGACAGCGGGATGAGGCCTGTGCATGTGAATCCCCACCACGTGAAAAAATCAAAAGAACTGGATGACAACAACCCCAACAAAAATGACCGTAAAGACCCAAAGACGATCGCTGCGCTTGTCAACGAGGGACGGTTCTCGTACCCTTACATACCAACCGGTATCTATGCAGAGATCAGGAGCCTGTCAAACCTGCGCTTCCAGACGCAGGAGGAGCTCACGAGGATCAGGAACCGCCTGGCCAGATGGTTCGCCATCTACTTCCCTGAATATAAAGACGTTTATGGGGATTTGAAGGCGGTGAGCGGGAGGATGGTGCTGAAGGAGGCGCCGCTGCCGGAGGACATCAGAAAACTGGGGGTGGAAGGTGTGGACCGGATATGGAGGGACGCAAAGCTGAGAGGCGCTGG